TTTCATATAATTTTTGTTTGATTGATAAGTGAATATACTTAATGAATATCTGCCCAATATAAGCCGCCCCGCCCGTTGCGAATGCGGTCATTACGGCAATGGCCATGTCTTGGAACATAACTTTACATGTCACGCCAGTAATCATTCCCGTAATCGTAGATATTTTTTCCTGTGACATTATACCAATGTTAAATTTAATTTAGTACATGCCCATTCAAAAGCGGCTAAATTCACATTTTCGTTTGCACCCCAAACTTCATAATCTTCGCCTGAAATGGTTAGATTTCCAGCGGATAAACTTTCATTTTCTGCGCTCAAAAGTTGGTAGTAAAATGTGGCAGAATTTTCCAAGTTATCATTGATGGAATACAGGTTGATAAAAATTGCATTAACATTTTTGCCATTAACCCACATGGCCACGGGGTTGATTTGTTTCATATATGTAAGTTTAATTTTTTACATTGCGGTTGTGGTCATTTTCTGCCATGTTCCGGTATACACACATAGCACATTCAAAGTGGTATTGTACACCACCAAACCAACGGCTGGACTGCTTATTGCGTTTATTTGTGTGGTTGTCATTCGGGGTGGGAGAAAGCCTTTTGTAGTGCTGATCACTTCCAATTGTGCTGAAGCTACCGGGGCTGATATGGCGCCTGTTTGCACTGCCAACGCCCCTGCTATTGCCGCTGATGTTGTGGATGCATTACCCAATACTGTGGTATTACTCCCAAGCCCCGTTGCATCATATCCGATAACAATCTGATTAGTTTGTGTGTTGGCTGCAACTTTTACGCCGAACCCAATTAAAATGCTATTATTCACAACTGTTGCAGTGGTAGAGCCGCCCGTAATAAAGCGCCCTGCATTATATCCCATTGCCACATTATTTCCACCTGTTGTATTCGCCCATAAAACCTGCGAACCTAATGTTGAATTTTGAGCACCTGTTCCATTAAATGATGCTTGATATCCAACTGCGGTACTATGACTATTACCTACATTAGAACCTAATGCTTGCGCCCCTATTCCTGTGTTACCTCCGCCTCCTGTATTTACTAATAAAGCTTGTGCTCCCATACCAACATTAGAAGTTCCTGTCCCACCTTTACCGCATTGATAACCAACAAAAGTATTATCATCCCCACTATTTGCTTCTTGCATTGCTTTGTTCCCAATTACAGTATTTCTGCTTGAAGTGCTTAATTTGGCAGCATCGGCTCCAATTGCTACGTTAGACAATCCTGTGGTTACCGCTGCAAGTGCGTTCAATCCAATGCCTAAATTAAAATTACCTGTACTATTTATTTTTAGGGCATCAACTCCCACGGCTAAATTTGCAGCTATTTGTCCGTTCCCCAATCCCACACGGATAGTATTAATCCTTGCATCCCCACCTACAACATCTAAAATATATCCAGCATCTACTATTCCACCTATTGTTAATCGCCCATTTGCAAAAAACCGTGTTGATGTTGTGCCTGCAAAAGTTAGCGGTTGACTATTTAAAGTTAATGTTCTTGCACCTGTCAAACTTCCATCTGAATTATAAATATTTGCACTTAAATATTGAGGTATGTTTAGCGTCGCGCCCGTTAACGTTGCCGCTCCGCTTGTGCCTGTAGTGGTGAGGGTAAGCGTGTTTTGCTTTGTGGCTATAGATGTTTTTAAGTTTGCGACTGAATCTAAAAACCTTTGCACTCGTGGTGCTGCCGCCATCATTGCTGCGGTATCGCTGATGTTTAATTTAAGCGCATTGGCGGCTAATCTTGTGTAGGCCGATAACATACTTGCCGTATCGCTTATGTTTAATTTTAATGCCGTTTGTGTGGCTCTAGTGTACGGTGCAAGCATGGCAGCCGTATCTGCAATATTTACCTTTAAATCAATCAAACTTTTTAAGTTTGTCACACTATCTAAAAAACGCTGAACTCTAGGAGCGGCTGACATCATTTGCGCCGTATCACTGATATTTAATTTCAGTCCTAGATTATAATAAATCGTACTTGTATCAATTCCCGATTTTATCCACCTGGAACCGCTATAAGTATAAAGACTAGAATCTGAAATATTATATCTCAATTGCCCTACATCACGCCCACCGCTTATGCTTTGCAGTTTGGTAATGCCTAACGGCAAAGTTAAAACGCTATCAAATAACATTCGCTTTACGGGGCCATAACCGGCCTGCGGCATTGATTGATATGTTTGCGCACCGGCAAAAAATGGAAGTAAAAAAAGGAGTAAGATTAATTTTTTCATGTCGTTAATTTAATGGTGCGTCACATGCGCTAAAATCGCTTTGAGTAGTTATATTTATAGTTAGCTCAACCCCGGCAAGATAGTCCTCATACTTATCGCTAATCGCGCTGAACGTAATGTTATCATCAATAAAATATGCATTGCTTCCAATACGCATAATATTTACAATATCGGAGGCTATTTGAATTTGATCGCTAGTTACATCTGTTTCATATTCTGCCTCAAGTCCTGACTTATCCAAAAAGAAAAATTGTACCGTGTAAACCTGTTGTGCGCCTGCATTAATGCTCCCGTTGTTTATGTTGAATGTTGCTATTGGAAACACCGGCTGTGATTCCCTTTGTAGCCATTCCTTTGGCGTTGTGTGCTTTACTGTTTTGATCATTGCGTGGCTGCTCAACAGGCTTTGCAATGTTGTTACTAATTGGTTGTAGGTCATGAAATAATACTTTTTCGATTAAACTTTTTTTATACATTTTCTAACGATAAGTGAAGGTAAATAGTTCGCCTGTTTGGGTTACATCGCCCACGGGCAAAGTTACAATATTCCCGTTTATTTGCAGATACATTGTGTTTGTCGTGTTGGCGTTTGTGATTCCTTTTACTTGTCCGCTACGTGTTGCAATTACCACTATTTTGTTTGCAATTTCACTAACATAAAACTGCGATAATCCAGCATCGGGAGTAATGTAAACAGTTAGCGGTGTGCCGCCTGCGCTGTTGTTTCCGTATGTGCGTGTAAAGCCGGGAACGTCACCTAAGTAAATAGGACATGTATATGCTTTCGACTCCGGGAAAATTACATCATATCCGCTTCCGGGCGAAAAATATTCTGCATAAAGTGAATAATTTTCACGTAGATAATTGATTAACCTTTGCTTGTAAAATTCTGCCGTTTCTTTGTATTGGTTTGAAATTAGTTCAAGATCCGCACGGCTCGGTGTGTTACTTTCCTCGGCGGTCTTTTGCAATACTCCCTTAGAAAAAAATTGATATCCTAAGGCCATCGGCAATAAAGACATCGTGTACCAAATACAGCAATCAGTCACATAATTGTTTAATAATGTGATTTCATTTGCGCCTAAATTATCCGCTTCAATTCCACTTTGCAAACGCAAATATAATGTACTGCCCAAGGCCGATTGAACGTACATATCTTGCGCTAATTTAATCTGCGGCTTCAATTGTTTGCCATCTATATTATCCGACATGCCGGTGCGACTTTTCAAAAGTGCCTCCCCAATAAATAAAATGTTTGCGCTCATAATTAGTTCTTTTTTATTACTGTTAAAGATTGCCACGAATGACGGCAATAAGGTCGATGCTCGCCCGTTGGTAACGTAAACCATCCACCTCGTCTATCCCAAACTGAATACCCTAGTCTTTCGCTTATCTGCTCAATGTTTGCCCGGCTCCAAACTTTTGTTTTTGCTAGTTCCAACATGCGAGCGCAAAATGGTCTGTTACGGTCATCCTCTGGCCCCGAATATGTGTAACGCAAAAGTATAGTTTTGCTTCCCGGCTTCGGTGCATCTATCTTTTTGCTTGTGCGCTCACGTTCGATTATTTCATCTTGCCCGATTTTCTTTGTAGAAACTTTTATGACTTCTTTTTGAAACAAAGATTTGAACGCTGCATCTGCTTCATCAATTGTAATATTCAAAGCCTTTGCAGCAACTTCGGGAGTTATCCGTTTGTCCTTATTTATCAAGTCTAAAACGTTGCTTTCGATTTGCGTTAATTCGGGAACGTCTGCAAAATATTCCGCTTCGCTAAAAGGCTTTTTTTTTACAATTTCGAAATCGCTTAAATTCTCATAAATGTTTTCAAATTCATTCAAGATGGCAAAATCAATTTCATCCTGTGACTCAAAATTTTGCGCTTCATTCACATCCAAAAATAAGGCTACATCTGCATCGGATATGCCGAATGAATTTTTTAACATCATAGCGGCCTGATCGCGTGTAAGTTTGCCAGCCTCGTACTTTCTTTTTATCCTTTCAAGTTGCTGAAACTGTCGGCCGGTCATAGCAGCTAGATTTGCATTTACTTCGGGTGCGGCCTGTTGTGTTTGTGGCGCATTTATAGCCGTGTTTTCAGGCATTAAGCCTAACTTCTCACGTATCTCATCGCGCGTCATATTAGCGGCCATTATAGCCTCGCTAAATTGGAATCCTAGCGGCTCAACAGGAACAATAGTATAATCTTCGGTTATGCCTGTGTAATGCATCAATTTGTTGAAAACTAGTTCAAATTGTTGCTGCTTAGAATTAACGTAAACGTTATTAAATACGGTGTAAGCATCACGAATTTCGTTGCCACTTCCGAACGCTGCATCCGATTGAATACCAAAAAGAACGGGCGAAGTAATCGAATGCGCGGCGTAAATTTCCTGCTGAATTAATTTATTGATATTGGTAAAATCCTCTTTTGTTAGCATTGTTGATGCAAGACTAACAATTTCGGCGGCGTTATCTTTCGATTTGTTAAACATGATTACTACACGGTCGGCCTCGCTACCTGTAAACTTCTTTTTTATTCCTTTTTCAACCGCTTCCTTTGCCTCTTCCTGGGGTTCTCCACCATTCAAATTGATAAGCGTTGAAGGTACAAATCCATCTTTAGCGTTGCCTAAAATATGGCGGCTTATTTGTATGTCACTTTCTATGTAGTTTAATCCTTGATTGTAATGTGGTGTAGGGTAAACGTTGCCTTTTGGGTTGTATTCTTTGACAAATAATATTTGGCTTCCTGTTGGCTCATTTACATTAAATGCACAATATTGGCGCATCTCCTCACGATTATTTTGCCAATCATTTTTTACAAAAAATTCGGATTGTGCTTCGTTAGTTCTTACTTTTTGATAGTCTATATGATACACATCTTTTATCTGCCCTAAAAGGTTGTAGATAATTTGCAAATAATACCCTCCAAAAAGTTCATTATCTAGGATACATTTTTGCATTACTTCGTTCCAACTTTCGCCTTTTGTATTTGCATTTTGCGGCACATCCTC